CGACCGGGTTTCCCCGGCCGCTCTTCTAGATCGACATTTCAGATTTTCCGCCGCGGTGGTCGCCACAACCGGCCGAGGCAACAACAGAAAGAGCAGGTCTCAATGACAGAGATAAATCGCACACCGGAAACGGATGTGCAAGCGCTCGCCGAACATGCCGCGGAAATTCGCCGTCTCGGCAAGCGGGTGATCGGAGACATCCTCGAAATCGGGCGCCGTCTCGGAGAAGTGAAGAAGCAACTCGGACGCGCCGACTTCTTGCCCTGGATCGAGCGCGAGTTCGGATGGAGCGAGGACACGGCGGAGCGGTTCATCGCCCTTCACGCCCTGCAGCGCTCGCTTCCGCAACTTGCGGAAACGAATCTCCCGGTCAGCGCCCTTTACCTGCTCGCCAAGCCATCCACCCCGCCCGAAGCTATCCAGGCCGTCGTCGCGCAGGCGGAGGCCGGCGAGCACGTCACGGTCGCCGGCGTGAAGGAGGCGATCGAGGCGCACAAGCCGCCGAAGCCGAAGCCGGAGCAGAAGGAGTCCACCAAGGCCGTCGGCAACGACGTCGACAACGACGCGAGTGCCGAGAAGGCTAAACAGCAGCAGGCCGTCGCCGAGGCGCAGCCCGCCGGCAACGCGCAGTCGGACGAGGTGCCACCGAAGCCGCAGAGCAAGGCGGCAGCGGAACGCGAAGAGTATGCGCGAAGGCGGGCAGGGTTAGCCGCGGCCGTAGAGATTATCGTCACCTCCTTGCCGACAGAAAAGCTGCGCACTCTCGCCGAGCATTGCCACGCGTCGGTCATGCTCGAAGCTCTTTCCGTGGAGATTGAGAAGTGGCTCGACGATCATAACGACGAGCCTCCGCCTTCAGGCCCGAACGGCGGCGAGCCCGCGCCGGTGGCGCGCGAGCCGAGCAAGCCCAAGCCGGCCGCCGAGACCGTCTCGCAGGCGGCGCCGCAGCCGGTGCCCTTCATTCCCGCGAAACCGGCACCACAACAGCCGCCGCCTGCTCAGCCGCCTGGCGGGCCCGGGCCGCGGTTGAGCGGGCGTACGAAGGTCACTTCACACTATTTGCCCGCGCACCGGGATCCGTGGCCCAAAGACTGGCGCCGTCTCAGCACGAGCGAGCTGGAAGATGCGATCGAAGCGACGCAGCGCTTCGGCATCAACCACCGCCTTGAAGATCGGCATCACAAAGAACTCGCCAAGATGCGCGAGCGGCTCAAGGTGCTGCGTAAGGCAGATAACGCGCAGCGCCGGTCAGTGGGCACCGCACAGACGACAGGGGCGCCGATATGAACGCCCCGTTGCAAACTGATCTCTTCGGCACCGCCGACCCGCTGATCGGCCTCGAAGTCGAGTTGCCCAACAAGTGTACCTGCGGAAGCAATGTCGCACTGATCGGCGCCGGCAAGGCGATGCACAAGGCATCACTTCACTGTCGCTGCGGAAAGCATCGCGGGTGGTTGTCCAATGCTTCCTACAATTTCGTGCGGAAGATCGTCGAGACCCTCGGACGACCGCAGCAGCCGATCGCAATCCACAGAGGCAGCATCTTCTCACAGATCGCGAAGCAGGACGAATATCTGAAACGGAAATTCACGCCTGATGGCCGTTCTTGGTACGACGTCATTACCGAGGCCAGTGGCTTCGATCCCTCATCTGAAGAAATAGACGGAATTGCACCTACGCCGATCGACGCCGGCGAGGGCAATTGAATTCACTCGCGTCGAAAGAAAGAAAGCAAAACTACAATGGAAACTAAAACAGAAAATGCCAATCTCCCCGCGGTCGCATCTAACAATGTGCCCGCGGTCGCTGAGGTCTCCTCCGCGGTGGCGGCGATCAATAACTACGTCAACGCTGAAGACCCGCAGATGGTCATCGGCAAGCTACTCAAGTTTGCGAAAGGCGAATACCTCAAGGGCATGGAGGCTGAAGTCGTGCCGGTGGGGAGCCTCTTTGTAGCCGCCTGCGACATGACGGTTCGGGGCTTCATTTTGTGGGTCGACGGCAAGCCGGCGAGGCACGTTCTCGGGCGCATCGCCTCAGGTGAGCCGCTGCCTCGGCGTGAAGATCTCGATCGTAACGATCAGAACGAATGGCCGCTCGACGGCCAAAACAAGCCGCGGGATCCGTGGCAACCCGTCATGTATCTTCCAATGATGGGCGAAGACGGTGAACTGACGACGTTCACTACCGGCTCGACGTCCGGCATGAAATCGCTCAACCGGCTGTTGCGACGGTACGCGACCCACGCCGCCCGACACCCGGACGACTATCCGCTGATCCGGCTCAGGGTCGACTTCTTCATGCACAGCGACCGGGCGATCGGGAAAGTCTTCTATCCCGATTTCGAGCCGGCGGGATACGTCGACAAGGCGGAATTCTGCGAAGCGCTAGAAGCGGTCGGAGTCGCCGTCAGCCAGTCAGAGGTCAAGGCTTTGCCGAAGCCGGCTGATGAGTTCGGGGACGCTATTCCCTTCTAGGGTGAAGGGATGATCTCATTTCGGGGCCGGGTCGGGCCGGCCCTTAATTTCCAGAATGACAATGACAACAACACTCGACAAAGCGATCAAGCTGGCGCAGCGCGGACTGCCGGTGTTCTTCTGCGGACGGTCGAAAAGGCCGACCCTTGAGGGCGGCTTTCACAACGCGACGACGGACATTGAAACGCTGCGCCTTCACTACGAGAGGGCCGGCGGCGATCTGATCGGCGTGCCTTGTGGCGTCAAGTTTGTGGTCATCGATCCTGATCTACAACACCGCCCCGCTCGCCAGTGGCTCAAGGAAAACAAGCACCGGATCCCGGTCACGCGAGCCCATCGCACGGCGTCCGGGGGCTTGCACTTTCTGTTCAAACCACACCCTGCCTTTCGCCACGGCGTCACCGTGCATGACAACGTCGATACCCACGCCGATGGCGGCTACATCATTTGGTGGCCGGCCGAAGGCCTGCCGGTCTTTGACGGCGACGCCCTTGCCGAGGTGCCGGATTGGCTCATTGCCGTTATGCCAATGGCGCCTGAGCGCGCGGACGCCACCGGCACCGCGCTAATGCGCTCGACACCGCTCGGCGCCTACCTCGCCGCCAGCGCTGACGTCGCCTCCCCTGAAGCCGCTTTCGCCGGGATCCTCCGCACGATGGCCGGCGCGCGCCAGGGCGAGAAACAGTGCATTTGTTTTTGGTGCGCCAATCGCACGTTTGAATTGATCCGCGACGGTTTGCTTGATCATGCCGACGCACTGGCAGCACTCGAAGACGTCGCGTTATCAACCGGACTGGCCGGCCGCTGTGCTCGCGGATCTGCTCGCCGTGAGTCCGCGATCGATCACGGATCTTGCCAAGCGCGGCATTGTGGTGCGTTCCGCTAAGGGCCGAGGCTTCGATCTGCGCCTGAGCACACGCGGCCATGCCGACCACTTGCGGCGGCTCGCAGGCGGCCGAGGCGGTGAGGGCGCCATCAACACGGCTACGGCTGAACGGGCTCGGCTGGCGAAGGAGCAGGCTGACGCGGTCGCGCTCAAGAACGCCATCGCCCGCGGCGAGCTTCTCGTCGCTGCCGAGGTCGAGAAGACGTGGACGGCGACGTTCGCGGGTGTCAAGGCAATCGTGTTGACGGGGTCCAGCCGGATCGGGCAGCGGCTACCTCATCTCGGTCTCGGAGATATTGCCGAGATCGACGCCGAGCTGCGCGCCCTTCTCACCGAGGCGGGAGGCGGCGCGCTGTGACCACTCTCGCCGAAGTCAGGCTCGGGCTCTCAAGGCGCTGATCCCGCCGGCGCGCGTCGCTCTCTCGCAATGGGTCGAGCAGAATATTGTGCTGCCGTCCAGTTCGAGTGCTCTTCCGGGTCGAATGAGGTTATGGAGTTTTCAAGCTCAGATCCTCGACAGCATTGCCGATCCATTGGTCGAGCGCATTACCTTACTCAAGCCGGTGCGCGTTGGCCTCTCGACCATGATTGTGGGGGCGATCGGGCACTTCATCGTCAACGATCCGTGTCCGATCCTGCTCGTCCAGCCGACCGAATCCGATGCTCGTGACGTCGTGGTCAGCGACCTTGAGCCGATATTTGCCGCCACGCCGGCCCTACGGGGGGCGCTGAGTGCGGATGCTGAAGAGGGTGAGCGGAATACCTTGCTCTCAAAAAGGTTCGCTGGTGGCAGCCTGAAGGTCGTGGCGGCCCGTGCGCCGCGCAATCTCAGGCGCCACACTGCGCGCATCCTGATCATCGATGAGGCCGATGCCTGCGAGACGACGTCCGAAGGCTCGCCCATCGCCCTCGCCGAGAAGAGAACGCTCTCTTTCGCGACGAGAAAAATAATTCTCGGGTCAACGCCGCTGTTCGAGGACACGTCTCACGTTGTGCGCGCCTACAGTCAGAGCGACATGAGGATTTTCGAATGCCCATGTCCATCCTGCGGCGGTTTCACCGAGCTTCGGTGGCAGCACATCGAATGGGAGCCCGAGCGTCCCGAGACGGCCGCGTTCCGCTGCCCGCATTGCAAGGCGCTCATCGAGGAGCGGCACAAGGTCTCGATGGTACGCTCCGGGCAGTGGAGGATTACCCGGCCGGAAGTCACCCGGCACGCCGGCTTTCGCTTGAACGCGCTGATCTCGCTTCTCCCGAACACAACATGGGGTGCGCTGGCGACGGAGTTCATCGCCGCGAAGGAGGACACTGCGCTATTGCAGAGCTTCACCAATACCCTGCTTGCGCAGCCGTGGGCCGAGAGCGGGGACGAGATCGACGAGACGGCGCTCAGTGCTCGTGCCGAGAATTTCAGCCTCGATGCCATCCCGCCCGAGGTACTGCTGATTGTCGCCGGCGTCGACGTTCAGGACGATCGGCTTGAAGTCAGCATCGTCGGCTTTTCGAGGAAGGGCGAAGCCTATGTCTTGTCGCATTTCCCCCTTTGGGGCGCCGTCGACGACGACACCACGTGGCGCGATCTAGACGAAGCCCTGAAATCGAAATGGTTACACCCGCTCGGCGGCCAGATCAGTGTCGACGCGTGCGCGATCGACTCAGGCGACGGTGAGTGGACAACGAAGGTCTATTCGTTTGCCTTCCCGCGCGCTTCGAGGAGGATCATGTGGCGGAAGCCGAACAGGCACTCGCTGAGGCCCGTGCCGCAGCTCGTGCCGCAGCCAAGCGTGCAGGCAAATCCACACGCAATCTCTTCGTCGAAAGCGCGTTCGTCACGCGTGCCACGGCCGAGCGCTGGTGCGAGGAAATCCGCGCCGAAAATGACACGGTCACGGATGCGTTGCTCCGCGCGACCGGCGCCGATCCAGCGGCAGAGCGCGCCGAGGTCGCGGCCGAGGCCAAGGACAGGGCGATCGCTCAGCGCGTACAGACGGCACGCTGGAAGCGGACGCTAGCCGACGCTGGTTACGACGACGCCGTCGCTGAGGGCGATCACGAGAAGGCCGGCCGGATCCTCGCCGCGCTCTATGCGGACAGGAAGGCGCAGACGCAGGGCGAGAAGATTCTTGCCGCTGCCCGCCGCCGCGACCGGATGGATGGCGGTGCGGACGAGCGGCCGGCACCGTCGGGCTTAGCGGCGCAAATAGTCGCCGCCGGCAGAAAGCGCAGAGGTGAAGCATGACCGACCGTTTAACTCAGCTTGAACAACAAGCCGCCGCCATCCAGCGGCGCCTGTTAGTTGCGGATTTGGGCAATGAGTTCCTGCACCTTCGGCAAGATGTCGGCGACGATGGCATTCACGCCGGCGGCATTGGGGTGCAGC